AAATTTTTTCATAGCTTTTTTGAAGAATGCTTTGTAATCATCTTCTTCTCTGAACATCATTTTATCAGCTTCTGACTGTACATCTCTATCTTCGTCATCGTGTCCCGTAACATGCCCTTCACCAATAGAATAATATCTACCTAAGATGTTACCCATATCTTCATATAGTCCACTCATTCTTTCTTGAAGAGAGTTAGCTTCTTGTGATACTTTACCAAATTGTTTAGATAGGTTTGTAAGTTCTTTCATATTACGGCTAACTGTAATTTTGTCGAACATATCACCAGCTTCAGATAAAGTATGTTGAGCAGCACCTTCTGCTATAGAAGAAAGGTTTTCAGCAACCTCTTTTAGATTACCTTTACCATATATAGATTCACCAATAGAATTAAAAGCATTGATTTTAGATACCAACTCCTTTACATCAACTTTTGGTTCTTCCTTTTCTTCTTCTTCTTTTACCCAAGGATTTCTAGAAATCATTCCACCTTGTGTACTTACTTCGTTTAATAAATCTTTTAATTTTATGTTAGCCATAGTTTTTCTCCTTAGATATAAATATCTACTACCTTACAAATTTGAAAGCAATTGACTGCATTTTCATCAAACCTGAATCTGAAAATTTCTTCTTATTAGATGTGTTTAGAGCATCATATACTTTTATTATAGCATTTGCTGAATATCCATCTACTCTCATTCTTTTACCACTCTTTGGGTCTTTGATAACTTTATTTTGTTTCTTTTTTACAATATCTCTAAGATGAGCAATTACACTAGGTTCTTTAGCTTCATTTATAGATTCATATACTCCCATTGACTTTTGAAAATTGATAACAAATTCTGTCCAATGTTTTTTATAAATTTTCATTAGTTCCATAGCTTTTTGCCTGTCACCATTCCTACCTATATCTGCTATAACTTTCTTTATATCTTTATCAAATTTTGCTATATGAGCATTAGATACGCTTCGCTGTTCTTTACTTTCTTTCTTCAAACGACTTTTTTCAGCTCTACCTCTATTTTTAGATTGTGCTTCGAATCCCACTATCTTTCCCCCTTTGTGTGATGCATCTTTACCATCACCATTTCCATAAGTACCTTTCTTACGATTGTACTTATTTAGTTCTGCTCTATACTTTTTAGCTTTTTTAGAAGATTGAAATTTTTTATATTCATCTTTATAATCTCTATCTTCTTTTTTATATTTCTTTTCCCACTTTTTAGCCATCTCTGGCTCGTTAGCGTGCATCCATCTTCTCTGCTTTTCAGATTTGAATGGCATTTATCCTCTCAATATATCATTGATTACTGATTCAACTTTACCATACTTACCATCACGAACAGGAGAATTATTATCAACACTCTCATTCATAGGATGAAGAAATGCACCATGTGTAGATGGATTAGAAACAAAGTCAAAAGCAATCAATTCAAAATCGTCACCAACTTCTTGAGCACCATTTTCATTTACTGGTGAAACAGAACCCATACCACGAGAAGAGATACCCAACTTTATTCCATTTTTGAATAACTCTCTCAAAATGTTACCACTTGGTGTTGTAAGTATTTCTACTGTACCTACTAAATCATCACCATTGAAAGCCATCTCTGTAATATTGTGAGATACATTCTGTAAGTTCACAACAGATGATTCAGGATGGTCTAACTCACCCATAGCTCTTTTTTGTTTTACGAAGCCTTCGGAATACTTTTTTGCCTCCCGCATTAGAATTTCTTTTGGATACACTCTACCATTTTGGTTTTTGGTATCTGCTCTCTGTAAGATACCTTTGACAACTAACTTTCCGTTGTTCTCTTTCATAGCCTCATTGATTTGTTCGGCTCCTATTTCGAATGGTAGATAATCTACTATTAATTTTTTCATTTTAGACTCCTAAATGTTCTATCATAAATTTCTTTAAATTTTTTGGGATTAGTTTCTGACTCTCCCTCTTTTAGAAATGATAAGTCCATATTATGTTTTTTCATTGTAGCAATTGCTTGTTGTTTACTATATTTAAATCTTTTCATTAGAAAGTTCATCAACTCTTTACCATCTATGGATTTAGTACCAGCTTCTTTTACTGTTTCATTTTTCTTATCTTTCTCTAATGCTTCTTTAGCATGAGAGCCTAAGTCTAACAATGTATCATCACCTTCACCATCCATAGCTTGTTTCATTTTTCTGTCATTCATAAAGACTTCTAAAGCATTCATCATTTCATCTCTACTATCAAAATACATAGCCTGTCCACCTGAACCAATTCCAATTTGATACTCAACACCCGTTTGATCTTCTGATGGATTAGCAGAGACGACTAATTCGTTTTCAGGATCATCATCTCCTCTTGTAACTGAATGTACCATACCACCGTCCATTTCTGATTCAGATGTTGATAAATTGTATGATTGGTAGATACCTTTTCTTTTTGGATTGAACCAATTATCTAACTTATCAGCAATTACTTTATTTTCGTTATCAGCTTTTTCATCTGCTTGAAGATCATCGCCGTCATCTCCGTCACTATCTCTGTCGAAATCACCGCCACCTAATTTTTTGCCAGATGGTTTTTCTTTTTCTTTTTCTTTATCACTATCATCGTCACCCTTTTTTAATCTTGGGTCATCGTCATCTACCATCTCAAAACCACCATTATCTTTTTTTAGATACTTCGGTGAATTAGGAAGTGGTTCTCCTTTACCATCCTTTTCTTTGTAAACTCCTCCACCAACATGAACATATCTATCCTCATCAGCTTCATTTATATTTTTTGCAATTTCAAATAGTGAAATCATTTATCTTTCTCCATCATAATTTCGTGTTTGAGACTTTCTAAATGTTCTATCCATTGTCCAAGTCTCCTTAACATATAATTTTTGTCTACATCCTTCTTTTGTATCTCAACCTGCCATCTTTTTAGCAAAGTCGAAATACTAAAAAGAGTATCCATATAGGATTTCTTTTTGTCCTCAAAGGCCATATCAGAGACAATTACTGTAATTGTCCTACTTTGTTTGCTAGTTTTACTAACCTCTCACTTATTTTATGTAAAGCCTTATGTGTATTTTTCCAGTATGAACCTGAGTTTACATTCATCTCTTTCTTCAATCGTACATTCATATCAATGAGTTTACTCAGTTCTGTTAGGGAATTCCTAACTTCTCTCATTGAACGACCAATCTTTTGCTTTGGTGTGAGGGTTTCATCATTCCTATAGTTATGATATTTACCCTCATTTACTTTTTTGTATCCAGCAACTTCTGGATCTTCATGACCTTTTTTCTTTTTACTAAATGCATATGGCGTTTGATAGCCAGGCACATTAGCACTTGTAGAAGCTTCTTCTAATGAACTAACCTCATCGATTAGCATTTCTTGAACTCGCGCTCTTAGTTTATTTTCCAGTGACATCCTTCAACTCCTTTAATAATTGATAGTACCTCATAAGAGTAATAACTTGATTATCCTCTACAATCCTGCCCTTTAGTAGCTTATCAGATTGTTTGATAGCCTCTTTCAATTTTATGGATGTAACTTCATCATCTATATTAGGTAAAAACGATTGGAGCTGTTTTTTGACTTTTATAGATTCTTTTTCTACAAATTCTTTTAGTTGGTTTGTATTTGAGATATTATTGATATATTTTCTCAACAGACCTTTTTGTTGTTCACTAAGTGTTTTGTATTTTTTATTAAATTTTTCTACTAATACTTGATATGTAAGTAGTCTCAAATCTTTTTCTGATTTTTTATAAGTTTCTAAAGTTTTTGTTTCAGTCTTTAGCTCTTTTCTCTTCTTTTTTGTAATTGATTCTATTATAGTAAACTTAGAATTAGTTTCAGTAGAAGGATCAGTAGTGGTTAGAGACTCAAATAATTTATAAATAGAAGCATATACTTTATAGTTAGGGATTCTAGCCATAAAGAATTGGTCTACACTATATGAGTTCTTTATTTCACTAACTAAGTTATATTTTTCACGACGAAGCTGGGAACGATTTATCTTATTGTATGTCTTTAGTACAGCATCAATCAAATGATTAGCCTTACTTTCAGATTTATAGTTCTCAGTAGTTAATACTTTGTACAATTCATACTCCTTTCCTAACTGTGTGTTAGGTGAGAAGTACTTCTTCAATAGTCCAACAGCCAAACCATCTTTATTTTCGATAATATCTGCTGTTATTTGTCTGGTTATTAACTCAAAAAGGATACCTGTGTTCCTTACCTTTGAGTGTTTTATTTTATTACTCATTGACGAACTCCAATCGTTTATTTCTCTTATATAAATATATAAGAAGTTATTTTTTCTTAGTATTTAACGAAGTGACTTCGCTTTTATACTCATTTTCTAATTCACCACTTTCGCTAAGTAGCTGTTTACCACTTTCACCTAAGTGATTCAACATATTTTCGTATTTTGCCAGTGATTTTGTACTATATGCTTTGCCCATATCATGCGAACCCAGTGGGTCTCTGCCCCTAGCACCACTATCTTGAGCATATTTATCAGCTTCTTTAGGTCTTCCAGCACCTGGCTGACCACCTTCTTCTGAACCACCCTCATCTTCTAACTCATGACCTGTTCTACCCATAGCCATATCTGATGGTGTACCTTGTGATTGTCCACTTTTTGCTGGATCGTTACCTTCAGATTCTATTTGTTGTCTTCTAAATTTAGTTTTGTAATCAAATGTTATTTGGTCATCTTGTTCTTTTATCTGTTCATCTGTAAAATTGAATACATTTTTGTAAATCCACTCAGAAGATACCAAACCATCTCTCATCATAGAGTCAGCTAATGAAGCCTTATTATTCCACAATTCAATTTTTTCTTGTTCATAAATTGTAGATGGATTAGTAAGTTCTAAATCAAAGTTTACAAGCTCTTGATCCCTAAACCCTTGTGAATAAAGATGTACTACAGCAATTTTTTGTAATTCACTAACTAATATTCTTTGTATTCTTTCAATTGTTCTAGCAAACCTTACATCCTCAGCAGCCAATGTAGCTTTAGAACCTAATCCCTCTTCGTATCCTAAGAAAGCCTTTGGAACATGAAGTGCAGCTAACAATTTATTTTTTAGATATTCAACATCTTCAGTAGCTTCATATTGTAAACCAGGCAAAGATTCTATATTAGTTCCACTATCTCCACCTCTTACAGGTAAAAAGAAATCTTCTGTAAGGTTTTGGATATTGTAACGAAGATTATACTCACCAGTTTTCTCATCCATTACAGGTGCTTTTTTCATTTTATTAATTACCTGTTGCATGTAATTATCAACTTCAGCTGGTGGTATGTTTCCAATATCTAATTTAAATATTCTTTTTTCAGGAGCTCTCATTATTCTATGAATCAACATAGCATCTTCCATAAGAGTTAATTGTTTCCAAACCTTTCTACCACCCTCAAGAATAGAGCGTCCATAAGGTACAAAGTTAGCATCTGATAGCAATCTAAAATGTGCAACTTCATAATTTTCTAAAAGAGTAGACTCCCTACCCCTACCTGAGTGTCTAGCACCCACATGACCACTTCCTTGTTGTGGTATATATTCAAACTGAACCATTTGTGGATTTGCTGGATCGTGTCCTTCTAATCTAGAAATGTCATATGTTGACATAGGCTGTACATTCGTAATACCATACTTTTCAGTTATATCTAACTTCAGAAAGAAATCACCATACTTTACCATATTACGAACCCAAGGCCATAAATTGAATTCTATATTTATAATATCATAAAAAAGATTATGTAAAATATCGTGTATTTGATCATTATCAGTTCGTATACCTAAAATTTTACCATATTCATTTTTCATAGTAGATTCATCAGAGTAAATATCTAATGCTGAAGCAACAATTGAGTCTGAATCCATAGATTCGTAGTCTCTAAATAATCCTAATCGTAGTTGCTGTACTTGCAAAAGTTCATTATATGGATGATTAGCCATATTAGAATGGATTTTTTGGAACCTATCTACAAGTGAATTTGTAGGACCATGTTGTACTTTACTAGTATCTACTACTTTTAGTTTTCTACCACCAATGTTTCTTACGATAGTACTACCTGAAAATAATCTTTTTAGTCTACCAGTTAATGTTGTGTCTGCCATAGTTTTACCTCTTATTTAATAAGCCATTCTAATGATTCTTTTACTTTTCCATCGGGCGTCCATTCCCAATTTGCGTCATCTACTTGATTGGAACTTTGTGGTAACATTTGTGTTGCCACGCCACTCAATGTTTTTTTCTGTAAGTCTATACCTTCTTGTCTCAATCTAAGAGCAGTATCCCTTACCCATAAACATATAGCGAAACTCATTACCAAGTCATCATTGTAACCCTGCATAGCTTCGGCTTTATTGTTATTATATATAAATACAAACAACTCGTCAATTAATCGATTTGAACGGACAATTACTGACTTTTCTCTAAAGTATTCTTCTAATTTAGCAATTACTAAAGGTCTTGTTTTCATTGTCATTGAAAAACCAGGAACCATATTTCTATCTTGTGTCCTGTATCTATTGTTTATCTGATGTTCTGTGTCTACATATTGTAAATCTTTACTTGTATAAAATAGATTAGGATAATCCCTATCTATTACTTGTTGGATTGTTGCCCAACCAATATTATTGTTTTCTATAACTAACAAAGCATTATTGTATTCTGTTGATACATTTACTAATAAGTTACCAAAATCTTTTGTAGAAATTTTACCTTTATATTCAGCAACTTGTTCCATAGTCTCTACTTCCATAATATGAAATGCAGAAAAATCAGCACTATCTCCTCTACCAACATCAGCAGATACTACATAATCATTTGTATAATTTGGTGGTTGCCATACCCAAAGGTTACTATCGACTCCTCTTTTCTCTAACGGATCATTACAATGTTTTTCTCTATACTCTTCCAATGTAACACCATCAATAACAGTCTGACCTGAGGTAATGAAATCACAGTCACATTCTTGAGCAGCTAATGAAGGACCTAATAATTTATCTTGGTCTTTTCTCCACTCCTCATCTCTATCAGGATGTAAACTCCAATGTAATTTTATAAAATTCCAATCATTTGAACCATCTTCTGCACCAACCCAAGTCTTATGAAACCAATTACCAACACCATTAGGTGTAGATAATGCTATACATTGTCCACCAGTAGATAGTGTCTGTGAAGCAGCAGCCCATATTGGTTCAATCTTATCAATGAAAGCAGCCTCATCAAGTATTAGAAGTGATAGAGCTTCTGACCTACCAGCTTCCTCACCACTCGCAACTGCTTTTATTTGAGAACCATTTTTATATCGTAATGATAGTTTATTATCCTCAACACAATTCTGTTTCAACCAAGAAGGTAAGTTGGCGTGCATTACCCTTACCTTAGTTACTAAGTTTTTAGCAGTATCTTGTTTAGTGGCAATAACTAAAATGTTTTTATCACTGTGAAATGTCATCATCCACAATGAGTATCCAGCTGATAATGTAGATAATCCTAATTGTCTAGCTTTCAAAATAACATTTAATCTATTATCTTCAAAAGTCTTTAGTGCTTTTTCTTGAAAGTCATATAGGTGAAAAGGTACTTTACCTTTCATTGGATGCTGAACTACACAGTACTTTTTTAAAAAGTAAATTGGGTCTTGAGCAGACTTCACATATTCTTTTTTAATTACTTCTTTTAGTACTTTTGGTTTCATTATATTTTTCCTAAAATAAATCCTATTCCTAACCAAAGGTATTGATTCTCATACCATTTTGGTTCAACCAACTCTACCATTTTCTCATTAGCAACATCACGTGCTTTTAATAAATCAATTTGTTTTCTCTGTGCTAATAGCATCAAAGTATCTAATTTTGCTTGTTCCTCTAATTTAATAATAACAGAATCAGATTTACTAATAGTTATCTTCTGAAATTCTATCAATGTATTAGCTTTAGCTATCTTTTCTTCCCATTGAGCATCACGTGCTTTTAACATTTCTAATGCTTGTTCTTGTGTAAAAGTAGTGACTACTTTTCCATCTTTCTTTATGCTTTGTCCATTTACCAAAGATAAAACGAAAAATGATATAAGAAAGTATTTTAATATTTTCATAGATAGTCTCATTTACTTTTAGCAAACTTTCGTAAAAAGTCTTCTGCTGATTCTACTTCATCATTATCGTAAACTTCTTCCATCTGTTTAGTTTTCTTTTTAGATATAGTAAGTTTTCTTTTCATATTACCAATCTCTCTTTTAGAAGATTTTTTTGCTGTTTCTAATTCTTTGATTTGTTTTTCAACTTTCTTTTCTTCTTTCTTATTGGCATCAATAACTTTTTTAAGTTTTTGAACTTCTTCACTCTTTGCTTTATTTACAGCAAACAAAGCACCTACAGCTCCAATAAATCCTAATATTATTTTCCATAACTTCATTATTCGTTCTCCAATTGTTCTAATTGTTCTGTTAATTTTTCTATTGCCTCTGTTGCTTCAGCAACCATTTTTTCAGTTCCACCTTCCCACTTTTCTTTTTCAAGTTCAGGATAATTTACACCTACATTATTTAACCACTCTGGCGCTTTCATAGTTTTGAATTCTTCTAATTGCTGTAATGATTCTTTGATGATTGCTATCTTATTTTGTCTTATCTTTTCATTAGCCCATTCATCAAATTTACCTTCTAATTTTAATTTATGTTCTATTTCTACTTGACAATCAAAACAATGATTGAATAAATTCCACATTTTAGTGTCTAGTCTTTTCTTCATCACTACATCACACTTAGGACAGAATAATGGCATTCTAACATCTTTCATTATCTCTGTCATTTTAGGAATAACATCACCTTTAGGTTTTTGTTTGCCCTCATATCCTACTTGAACATAATTCTTTACATGCTCTCTGCCAGATAAAGCATCTCTTAGAGCATCATTTTGTCTTTCTGTTTCTTTACTATATCCCATTATAACTCCTATACGAATTTTAACATACCTAAGATTTGGTTAGCTGGAGCAAAAGCGCCAGTATATTTATATAACTTTCCTTTGAACACAAAAGTAATTCCTTCTGACGGGACAACTGATTTCAAACCACCAATAGCATTGAGTCTATCTAATTGAGTTTTCAATGTACTCAATACTTTTGGGTCTGTTGATTTTTTTACTTGGTTTATAGCCTTAACTAAATCCTTACGAATTTGTTGAGCTGCTTTAGTTGGATTAGCTGCTATGAAGTCACTCATATTTTTTAGGATTTCAGCACCCAACTCAAAGAAAAGAACTTCCCAATCTCTGATATGTTTCTTTTGTAACTTAGCGTGATCCATTTTATCAGTTGATAGAACCCAATCTAAAAACTTTGGATACTCCTTTAAATCTTTTTTAATCATTGGAACTTTATAAGACTTATCAAAAAATGCCCATCTCTTAGTTAGTTTCATAAGAACATCATTTGATGGATTTGGATAATCTGTATTTTTAGCACCATTATAAATATACTCCATCCAATATGCTTGATGATAATCACCTAATGTAGCACTGTCTGTAAGTTTGTAGATGTTTTGTAGTTTTTGTAGTTTACCTAAAAAGTAACTTTGTCTTTGAGCAAAATTCTTTACTACTGGCAACTGTGTAATAAATGGTTTTGTGATACTATATGTTCTTTGTACATCTTGATTTATCTGTTTTATCATACCAGCTAACATTCTAGCACTTCCTCTATCTTCTCCGATTGGAGAACCAGCAGAATCA